ACTGTAACGACCCAGTACCAGTTAATATCAAATCACCAGCAGAAGTAACAGTTCCAGAAAATGTAGGAGATGCTTTAGTTGCAAGTCCTAGATTATTAGCATCTGTCAAATCACCTAAAGTTAACCAACCATTATTTGAGCTATTTCTTATTTTTAATAAATTATTAGCAGTATCAGCCCATATTTTATAAGCAACAGTAGTGGTCGGAGCAGAAGAACCGCTATTAGATGATTGAATATCACCAAGACAAACATTTAAATCTGCTCTAAAAGTCGAACCTACGGCATTGGCAATGTCAAAATCATGTCCATTACTCATTTATGTAACCTCCTTACCAAAACCTGATGCAGCCCATACAAAAGATCTTGCGACTGCTGCACTACCATTTTTAAATGTCACTTGAAATCCTGTTCTGCTTATATTAGCAAGTTCAAAGAAATCACCTGTTTGTTGAGTTGTTGGTGTCACTACGACAGTTGGTGTATTTTTAAATGGATTTGTGAAAGATACAGTATATTGTGACGATCCAGTAGTAATTGGAGTCGAGATAGATTCTGTTCTTCCTTGTAATTCTAGTGTAGCTCCTAATTGAGTTACAGCTATATTTTGGTTTGTGTCACTACTTGTTAATATTGCCTTAAATTGAAATGCTCTTCCAGTTATCAATACATTACTAAATTCCTTGTAATCACTCCAAGTTGGAGAACCAGATGGATTGTCATTAGTTGATCTTACATAAACAGCAGCATTACATTTTGTAGCTTCAGTTGTACCTCCAACAGCATCAATATATCCCCAAGTATCAATTAAATCTGTTCTTGAATCCCATAAACTATTCAATATAAAATTACTAGCTTTTAGAGTTTTTCTTAAATTCACATCATAGGGTTGCGTTAAATCTACAGAGTTTGCAAAAGCATATTCTCCTGATGTTGCTGTTGCATTGCTAGTAACTGTAAGTTTTAAAGCATCAATCGCAGCATCATAAACAGTATTAGTTTTAGAACCTGTAAAGTTTGCAGTATGTTCATCAACAGTTGACACCACAAGTCTTTCTGTAGGTGCTGGTAAGTTAGTTGTAACTCTAGTATTATTCCAATCTGAATCATTTGAACCAGGTGCATCAGATTGCCTTCCTCCATCATCTTCAAATTTAATTAGATAAGTTCCAGAAAGTAAAGGCACAATTTTTTGAGTTTGGTTTCCAGCAGCAGCAACCACAATTTCCTGTGCATCTTTCCATTGTGCTAATGATGTTAAAGAAGAATGTCTGATGAGGGTCTTTCCTCCTAGCAACACATCAAGCTCTGTGGCACGATTCCAACTTAAGATTGCACTTGATTCGTCTATAGGTAATAAGCTGACACCGCTTACGTTAGCTGGAACAGCAGTTTTTCCTACAGCCACAAATGGATTTAATGAGTTAGGCAATGTAGATCTTAAACCTGATGCACTAACGCTATAAACTTCAATCGTATAATTACCAGCAATCGTATCTACAATTTCATAACTCTTAGCACCTTCAACAGAACGAGAAGTATAGTTACCTTGTTCATATCTCCACCTAACATAAACATTGTCAGTAGAAGTAGTCCAACTTACAATAATTTTTACTCTTGCAATACCAGTATTTTCATAAATAACTTCTTCTGCTGTAATACCAGTTGGAGAAGCAGGAGCTACATCTAAATTTGTAACATCTCTTGGTGTTAAAGCAATTCCACTTTCAATATGATTATATTTTCCAGAATTATACTGACTTGCTGTAATAACATGATTGGTTCGATCATTTTCACTAATGGTTAAAACTCTCCAGGTGGATGTAAGAATATCTGTTGTTTGATAAATCCAAACACTATTAACATTAGGAGCAGAAGTAAAAGCACTTGATACTGAAATAACACTTCCTGATATACCACTAACAGGTTTATTTTCTACAGAACCATCAGAAAGAATAACAGATAAAGTAGATCCAACAGAAAAAGAAAGTCCTGTTACATCATCTACAGTTATAGCAGTAGTTGTAGCAGCACTTATACGACCACCTCTGCGTTCTCCTGACCTTACAGGATCAGCTATTTCTATAATTTGCCCTGGTCTAACAATAACTCCTGCATCTACTGAAGTTGCAAATGTCACCACTTCTCTTTCCACATTTTCCATGTAGAGCAACCATTTTGCCAAACGATTTGCTTGCCCTCTACTTGTACAGGCAAAAGCATTAATATTTTTTACAACACTCCCATATCTAGCTTGGTTTGCAGTATCTATAACTTCTTCATAATTAACATCTCTAAGTTCTAAATCCATATATTTAGCAACTACAACTGTAGGTCTAGTTCTTTGAGATGTATTTTGATAAGTAAATCCTGGTGGAGTTACGTTACCTAAAGTAAATAAATAACTAGAATCTTTTGGTGAATCTTGTGTAATAGTTAAACTACCAGATTCGTAATATGGCATAGCTCTAAAAACAGAACACATTTGATTTATTACGTCATAAGCCTCCTGTTGATTTTGGATTGCTACATTACAACTAAATCTAGGTTCTGTTGTACCAGCACCAGTACCATCATCTACTTGTGCTGAACAATAAACCGATGCTGCATAAAAACTAAACTTATCTAAACCAGAATCTTGTAAATGATCCCCTAATCCATACCTAGAAGACGTTAGAAGGTCATATAAACACCAAGCTGGATCATTTGTATATTGTGCAGCCCCAAGCGTTCCATTAAACACTCCTGCATAAGATAAGCTGCCATCAGAATTAACAGTAGCGTTATGAGGAATTTTTACTTTTATACCTTTTACTAAATATTTTCTAGTTGGAATAGATGTAAATTGTTCTGCATCAACTTTTAATCCTACTAATGCACTATTCGCATAAGTTCTTTGGTCATATTTAATTTCTACATAACTGTTGAATTGAATTTCATTAGCTAATTTAGTCGAAGCACTATCAGCAGTAATTCTGGTAACTTTAATATTGACAGGAAAAGCACCATCTAAATTTATTAAGTAATCTCTTTGGTAGACATCAGGAGTTCTACCCGTGATAGTTCCTGCATTACCAGACACAACAGTTGAATATGACCCACCACTATATTGAACAGCGATTTGAAGTTGAACTTCTGTACCAAAAATATCTCCTTTATCACTTAAAGATTGTAAAGACGGAACAGTAATAGTTACTGAAACTGCATCAACATCTGAATCAGTAATCTGAACAACTTTAGGTGATGCCTGTGGAACTGTAGAAAATCCTGTAGATTTTGTAGTTTCTACGTTTTTTGTTATTGGAATATTAGTTTGACTAGAAGTACCAGTTCTAGCTTCAAAAGTTACATCTTTAAAATTAAAAGTACCATCAGTAGCCTGTAATGGTGTGTTATTTAAAAATATAGATTTTGCACCATCTACTAATCCCTCTATCTCTCCTTCGCCAATTAAATCTAATACTTTGGCAAACTGTTTAGAATCTAAATTATCTTTAGCTTCGGTGGGAGTACCACCGCCTCCTCCGCCACCTTTTCCTCCACCACCACCAGAGCCTATAACTTTACTCATACTTCCACCTGTGCAGTTTCAATACCAGCCGACACCACGACAGATCCAGTCAGTACTTCGCCATAAATAACAGGAACAGCTACACCAGCACGACTTGTATTTTGTATGCCACTAAAATTAAATGAATTTCTAGGATCTTGTTCCCTTTCTGAAATTTTAGGAACAGGAGTAAGCATATCAGCAACACCACTTAAAACTAAAAAGCCTCCAACATAAACAGCAGCTTTAGCAGCAACAACTCCATAAGACCCTACACCAGCGATAGTGCCTCCTGATGCTCCAAATTGCAAACCTTTTGCCAAACTAAAACTTGCACCACCTGTTAAAAAAACTGCACCTATTAATGCAGCACCCATTAAAATTTTGCCAAAACTACCTCCAGCACCTCCAACTACAGGTACAATTTTTATATCTTCTTGTCCATTTGGGTAATGCAATTCTTTTTCTTCTAACTCCCAATCTCCAACGCTTACTTTGTAATATCTATCTGCCATGTGCTTTTCTAACTGTGGAAAGTTAACCACTAAAAATTTCATTGCCTGTGCAGCATTATGTACTTCAGCTTCAAAAGTCTTTTGACCTAGAAACTTTGCTAGTTCTCCGTATAGCTTAATTTTA